CCTCTGTTATTAAATTCTCGTCCCTATAATACTCGTTATAAATCCGGTTATAGGCCCTTCTCACAAAATCAATAGGCAGTGCACCAGTAGGAACTATACCAGTCGGAAATCCTAAATAATCCCATAGAGAACCAATAGCGGTATTAGTGGGATTCCAAGTAGGAAGAACCGAAGCATCATCACCATCTACACCTCCGGTAATGAAATCTTCCCATTCCTCCCACAAAATACGATACGGTACAAAAAAATAATGGCAAAACGCGTTAATTTCATGCATGATAGGCGCCACCAGCGGCTGAAACCTAACTACCATCTGGTTACCTATCGAAAGCACATCACCTGGAACAACCTCATCACACTGAATAGGTATCAATTGTCCCATGTCACATGTAAACTTCTTTTCATACGAAAGATCAAAAACAGACCTACCAGGATACAGCGACCTAACTTCCTGAAAAGGATTTCTAGTTTTCACAGTCAGCCTCCACAATCCTTTCAGCCAGCTTTATCGGAGTTTGACCATCGACAATCATCGAACCGTTATCATACTCGCCCAGAAAATAGAGATGATACTTCGACCTTTCGGTCTCAGCTATCTGCGCCTTCAGTGCAATAAACTGCCTTTCGGCAACCGCATCATTCTTCGCGCAGAAAATAGGCCCTGCCTCCTCTGCCAGCTCGTCATAAACGGTGTACAGATTAAAACGCATAGAATTCCTCCAAATGATACTAAAAGAGCTCCTAGGCCCTTCCTAGGAGCTCCTACAAGCGCTCCTAGGCGCGCTTGGCCTTGAAATACTTCACGACAGCGATCAGGGCCTTCACCGTCGCAAACATAGAGACGATAGCCGCAGTCACCAAATTAGCCAGTTCACCAATATCCAAGAAAAACCTCCAATAAATTAAAATAACGTCCTAGCATCGAATCCACCTGCACCAACGGACGCATTCTTACAAAATAATACCACGATACAACTTTTCAAGAGAAAAAAGAAAAAATCTTCCACCGGAAAACCCGGTGTCATTTGGCCATGTTATATCAAGTCTGAAACATGGCCCGCCGCCTCCTTACCGGAGGCACAACATATAGTATCGAAATTCGCGCCTGGCTGCGCGTTTCAACACTACCTATTGTATACCAAGACTGACGCGCTGCGCTTGTCAAAGCACCAGGCATTAGCCTGGTGCTTTAGGGTTCAGAGAACACCTTTACGGAACAACGATTCTTTAGTAAGTAGCTCCTCTTTACGTTGCTTTCTTTGGGCATCTCCATATTCCGCTTCGCTCAATTCGTCGATGCCCCTTTTACGCAACAACTCAAGTCGCTCCGAAACCTTCAGAATCTTTTTTTGTTCCATTACATATTTATCAAGCTTTCCATCAAGCTTTTTCATATAATACCTTGGAATTGTATAACCAATTCCAAACATAGTTACGCCAGAATTATCTATCACATACTTTTCGTTATCCAACAGCCAACGTTCACCAATTCCACGTGAACATAGTTGGAATGGACCTTCACGGTCCCCGTATACCTCCTTTTTCAAATCACCATTAAATTTTTTCTGAACATACCCAGCGACATACTGTGCGCTTTGGATAGTTACAGATCCGACCTTGGAAAAACCTTTTACCCATGTCGAATCTATCAGCGCTTTATCTTCCTTAGAAACTCCAAAAATAATCGAATGATAATGCGGACGACCGTACTTATCACCATATTCGCCGCACGCATAATATTTAACCTTCCTTCCTTCCAACTCCTTTCGGAATCGTTTCATCCACAATTGAAACTCACGAATACTCAACGAATTATCTTTTGGTAAATGATCATCGTCATAGGTCAATGTAATAAACGATGATTTATCCCAATATGAAACCTCATGCATAATCCGCAGAGCCCATTCTCGCGTCCGTGCTTTCCTACAGACCTTGCATTGCCCACAAGGTACATAGCCAAATCCGTTAACATAATACGGCCTTAGGCATTTCATATAATTAGAGGGCCTTTCGGCCCTCCTGATTTACAGGCGGATACCGCCTCTTGAACTACCATACCGGCGGATTCTCCGCCCCTTAGCACTCTTTCCACGACGCTTGAAAGACTTCCTGTACCTCATCACTTACCTCCTAAAAGTTTAGGAATTCCAGCATCTAACACTTTTCCAAGAAGTGTAAACAGAATTCCGTTAAAATCACTTGAACCCTTAATGGTGTTCAAGTAATCATTCAACCCTGCATACTCAAATGCAGATGAATTACCATAAATATTCTTACTTATCTTCCAACCTAGTTCCCTTTCGGCCTCCTTATTACGCAGACTCTGATTATGAATCTGTTCAACTGCCAACAACCTTTGAGAAGCCTTTAAATGCATATCCTCGGCAAGATTCATTCTCCGAATGGTCTCAGTTAAATCTTGATTTTCGATAAGTGCCTTTTGAGCCTCAGTAACCTCAATATCCTTTTTCTGTCGCATCAGCGACATAGCCACCGAAGCCTTATCGAACGCAGTAGACTCAACACGCGGCTGAGTCACGTTTATTGGACTAGACGCCTGAGCCGCCGAACCAGCGGCCAAAACAGGATTCAAACCGGCTGCCTTCAGATCAGCAACCCTACGCTGAGTAGCGTTATCTTCCCTCGCCCAAGCCTCCTTCTGTATCTTCTTTTCATAATCGAGCTTGGCCTTTCCTAAACGAAAATTGGCCACATCAGCAAACAAACTTTCTGCAAAGCTAAGGCCGGGCAAAATGCTTCCCATTATTCCTTTTTCTCCTCAACTACCTCTTTTTCTTTAGCAGCTTCAGCCTCATCAATAAGACGCTTCGCTTCCATCAGCCGCAAATCGACATCCCGGCCAATAGCAGTAGCGTCAGCAAGGTCAAAGCCAGGGCTCCTAGTAGGGTCAATAAAATCATCCGGAACCACTTCATCAGCCGCGAAATCATATCGCTCTTTTCTATACTCATTTAGCCTCATTCCCGAATTAAGCATATCTAGTATCTGCACTTCGGCCGGAACATAACCAGCCGTCTCAACCTTGTTTTTTCCATCGTTAACCTCTTCAACAAGCTTAGGACGGTTATATTTAGTCCTAAATTCAACAGCCATTTTCATTCCTCCATCAATGGTCAATGTAGCCAGGGTCAGACTGAATCGGAAGCGGCCTAATTGCCTTTATAATGTTATTCACATTACAAACAAGACCCGGCTCCGATTCAACCGCAAATATACGCTTACTAGGAACACACTTTACAAACGTCTCATTAAGAGCAGGAGCGGAAGAGAAAATCCTTCCCAGGTGCCAATAATCGAAGTCTGTCCGCATAAGACCGCAGACCATAGAGCGCTTTACGCGCATCTCGTCATACCTTCCTTGATAGCCAAAAATAGCCCGATTCTCCGCTTCCACAGCAGAAGCATAAATCTCCGCCCGCTCAATAGCCTGTTCAGACAGGTTACTAAACTCAGGCGAATAGAAATCAAACCGCGAACGCCTCAGCCACTGACGGTCTATTCCTTGGGTATACGCAGTCCTAGGCATAATCGACATAATTCCCATAATTAAACCATATTCCTGGACATGGTATTTAGCGGCGAACCCTTGACCAGCAACAAGTCCATGCCCCGCGAGATTTCCCTGCGGAGTTGTCGCGTCAGTTGAAGAAGTCTGAAGAACCTCAGACACCACCACGCTATTTTTCGTCCCTCCGATATACTCGGGCCTCTGAAGCCTGTCATCACGAGGACTCACACCAAAATGCGCTTTTAGAAACTCTGTATACCTAGCTCCGGCTCTTGCATTCCTTTCCATCCATTTCTGAATTTGAAAGGCGAGCCTCAAATCAGAAACATTGAAAGTAGTAGCAGAAGCAAGATCAACCGTATTGTTATTTAACACGCCTCGAATAGAATCAGCATCGGGCGTAAACAAAAAAGTAGGTTTGGTAGATGAATACTTCCAAGCCGAATAACCTGAAGTTGCTATCCCTTCAGAAGATGCTGGGAAAACCGCCTTAGTAGTTCCCGAGATCGGTAGCGCGGGCGCAGTTCCGCGCTGCTGCCAAGGCAGAGCAGATGCAAAATAGTCCTTCTCCCAACACCGATTAAGATCAACCTCTGTTATTAAATTCT